TTAGGAGGATAAACATGGCACTTATAGATGATGTAAGGCAGGCTTTAAGAATATCGCACTTACAGCTTGACAACCTTATCACAAAGCAGATTGCTACAGCAAGGGCAGAAATGATAAGGAATGGCATAAGTGAGACAGTTGCCAATGATGAGACAAATTCGCTGATAAACGATGCGATTATCACGTTCTGCCAGATGCGGAACGCAGATACTATCTCGGAAATGGACCAGTACGATAAATCGTGGAAGTATCAGTTGGATTGCCTCAGAAAGTCAACGCTTGCAGAGCCTGCGCCTCCGAATGGGGGTGACTGAGGATGTACAACGAAGTGATTAAACTGCGGAGTTATACCGAGTCAGTTAATGATTATGGTATTCCTACGAGAACCACAACAGATAGACAGGTCTTTGCACAGCTCAGGAGCATCGGACAGACTGAGTTTTACCAGGCTCAGGCTGACGGATTGAAGCCGACCTTCAAGTTTGTGTTGGCTGATTATTATGATTACCAAGACGAAAAAGAAGTGGTCTACAATTCGAAGGTCTACAATGTGCTCAGGACTTACAGAGACCATAACAAGATAGAAATAACCGTATATGGAGTTGATGACGAATGAGCGTTCCGAAATCAGTAGTCAAATTCGATAAGGACGGAGTGAAATACGTCTCAAACGTGGATTACTGCCAGTACAGCATCCGGGAGCTTACCCGTGCTGCTCTTCGTGACGTGGGTAAGTTTGTATCACGACAGTGTAACACGAATGCTTTTAAGCTCTGGAAAGGTCTGCGGAAGAACGGAAGGATGGCAAACAGGATAAAAGGCAAGAGTTCTGCTTTCCAGTATTGGGTCAGGGCTAAAGAATGCGACCTGCAAGTCGGGATCAAGCACAAGACCTGGTATGGTACCGAGCAGGAACTCGGAACAAGCAAGATGCCGAAAAAAGCCATCTTAAGGACTAATGTTGAGCGTAATATTCCGACTATCATCGAAATCGAATCAAAATATCTGACAGGTCTGCAGGGCACTGCAGTAGCGCTTAATGGTACCAGTGAAAAGGCATATCAAGGAGGAGACGAATGATAATCAACAGATCACTAATGGCATTTTGTAAAAGACTGAGGTCCGAAATGCTGGCAAAATGTGCAAGAGTTTACCTCCGAGAAGCTGTTGAGAAGAAGACGTTCCCGTTTGTGGTGTTTGACGTGCGGGTGATATCGGATATCCGGATAGTGATAGAGCTTGATCTCTGGGGAACCCGAGGAGGCGAAGCTGCTCTTTCAAACCTGGCAGATGATCTTGAAGAACTGCTTGACGGGATAGTTCTCTCAGACCCGTTGTTTACTGCTGCCATATACACAAATAGTGACCTGAAATGGGTGATTGACGAAGACAAGGACATAAAACATATCAATCTGTCATTCACGGCAACATATCAGGGCTGAAAGGAGAAAATAAATGCACAAGTTAAGAAGTGGATTGAATGCTAACACAAAGAAGAAGCTCCTCCTGGGTGAGGGCGCTATCTTCAAAAACTTTGTAGTAGGTACAGATACCTACGAGAGCGCAAGAGCAGCAGGAAAGCTTCTCGGAGCTACTCAGGGCGGTTCCACTTTCACAGCTACAGCATCTGTAAGGAATATCGAAGTTGACGGTATCCCGGGAGTTGTAGCCGATCTTGAAGAGATTGATAGCTGGGAAGTAACCCTTGAGACCACATTCCTTGAAGTAACTGTTGAAACTATCAAGGCTGCGCTCGGAGCTGCTAAGAGCACTCATGCAGATGGTTATACACATATTGAAGGAAAGCTTGATTTTGACACCACAGACTATTTTACCAACATTACTTTTGTTGGTTCGATGTCCGGATCAGATGCTCCTATAATCCTTCAGCTCAGGAATGCAATCGGTGACGGAAACCTTCAGATGCAGATTCAGAACGGCAATGAAGGTAAGGTTCCGGTTAAGTTCCAGGGCAGATATACCATTGAAACTCTGAGCGATGTTCCGTTCGATATCTACTATCCGGATATAATGCAGGCCAGCAAGTACAGAGTAACAGTTGAAGAAGGCGCTACCGTAACTGTTAATATTACCGGTTATGATACAGCCATCACTGCAACTCCAAGTAATGCAAAGGCTACAGCTAATGTATCCAGCGGAACGATCACAATCGCCGGAGTTGCTGATGGTGAGTGCATCGTTGAAGTTGAAGATGAAGCTACAGAGCCCAACACTCTGGCAATCGTTGTCACAGTTGTTGATCCGGCTTAATATTTACTCAAAACGCGTAATTAGGGCAGATTTTTCATAAGTCTGCCCTTTATTTTTTTAAGGAGGTTTATATCTATGAGAGCTTTAGTGACAAGGGACGTATTTACGATGTTGAGGATCATCACAAAAATGAATGTGAAGGATGAACTGAGACAGATAGCAACCAGAGACGAGAAGGCTACCACTCTTGACATGGGTATTGAAATGGTGCTGACAGTCATGAGCAAGGTAAGCGATAAGTCAGTTGAAAGAGAAATTTATGTATTTGTAGCGGATGTGATGGGAAGAACACCGGAAGATATAGAAAATGGTGACCCGTTGGAGATTATCGAATCAATCACGAAAGACAACGGGGTTCAGCAGTGGAAGGATTTTTTCTCGAAAGTCTCCAAGCTGATATTTGGACGGTAGAATTTGTCTACAGAACGTATGGAAACAGCCTTGATTTGCTTCCTTTTGACTACGGGGTACAAATAATCAACCAGGGCTTTGAAAGCGCCAAAATGGACAAAATGTGGAGTCTGTATGTGCAGATATACCCGTTTATGAAAGAAGAAAATTTCATGACGTTTGAAAACTTTGTCAAGGATTCGACGAGACCGCCCGAACCACAGCATACTGCAGAGCAGATACTCGATAAAACAGAAAAGATTTTGAATTTAAAATGGAAGAAGGAGGTAATCTGATGGCAACCTCTATATTTGAGTTGTTCGGCACGATTATGGTCGACAACAAAGAAGCCAACAAGAGCCTGTCAGATACCGACAGCAAAGCGGGCAAGGTAGCCAAAGCACTCGGCAACGGTGTCAAAGCTGCTGCCAAGTTTGCTGCAGGTATTGCAACTGCTGCTGCCGGAGCTGTCGCAGGGATGACAAAGCTGGCATCTTCATCCGCTTCGGCTATGGATGAGATAGACAAGGCATCCCAGAAGATGGGGATATCTGCCGAAGGCTACCAGGAATGGAATCATGCCATGGAACTTTCAGGAATGTCTATAGACACGATGAAAATGGGCATGAAGTCACTTCAAAAGGCCATGACTGGAGTAGATGAGGAAGGAAATACCACAAGCGAAGAATTTGAGAAGCTTGGCATATCCATCACAAACGCAGACGGTTCCATGAGGAATGTTGAGGACGTCATGAACGAGGCGATCCTTAAGCTTGCCGACATGGAAGAAGGCGCGGAACGTACTGCGATAGCGACAAAACTGTTTGGAAGAGCAGGAACCGAGATGGCTCCAATGCTAAATCAGGGTTCACAGGCTATCGAGGACATGAAGAACGAAGCTCATGAACTCGGGTTGGTATTCTCTGAAGAGGAAGTAAAGGCAGGCGCTAAGCTTAATGATACGCTGACGAACCTGAAGCAAAGCTTCGCAGCGTTAAAAACAGGGCTCGGAAACAGTCTTATACCAGTAGTACAGCAGTTCGCAGAGATGATAATGCAGTTCTTGCCAAAGATTCAGGCGATATTTGACAGACTGGGACCTACAATGGCAAAGCTTTTTGAAACGCTTATGCCTGTCATAATGGACCTTGCAGAGCAGATTCTGCCACTGATATTTGACTTGCTTGACGCTTTAATGCCTTTATTTGAGGACATTGTTAAGACGATCATGCCGATATTCGTGGAACTGATAAAGAAAATAGTTCCGGTAATCACAAAGATAGTGAAAGCAGTGCTTCCGGTTCTCCAGAAGATACTTGAAGCTATCATGCCTCTGCTGGAAAGCATCTGGAAGGTGATTGAGCCAATCCTTGACCTGATCCTTAACTTGATTGACCCGTTGCTTACACTGGCAACTACAATCTTAAGACCTATAATATCCTGTTTACAGATACTTAACCCGTTGTTTGAGGTGCTTGCGAAGGTATTACAGCCTGTCCTTGACCTGGTTAATATGATCCTGAAGCCGGTACTTGAGTTCATTAACTGGATATTTGGCGGAATAGTAGATGGTATTGACGAGGTAACAAGTAGCCTGGGAGACGAAGACGGACTTCTTGGAGGACTTGGCGGAGTAGTTGGATTCCTGTCTGAAGGAGTTCCGGAAGCTTTCGAGCTCTTTGGCAGCATTCTTGATGAAGCTTTTGGACTTATCGGTGACGTTTTTAAG